GTGGTTCTCTTATTTTCTGTATGTCTGTATCCATGTATATATAGATACACGTAAAAAAACGATTTCCAAAAATTACTTATTTTTAAGTGTTCGTTTTGAGTTTAATAAAAAAGGCAGCGAGCTTGCTGCTTGTAGTTTGCACTCCGGGCCCGCCCGATCCTCAGGGCAGACTAGTACAGGTTATTTCAACCCGGTTTCGGCTGTGCTACCGGCGGAAGGGAACTAGCCCGCTACTAGCGTGGTGTATCAGTTATATGGCACCACGACACCTTTTAGATCAAGCTGACCCTTTCGTTTGTTACATAGACACTTATTAATGTGCCAGCCTTCTTGACCCCAGAACCATCGAAGTAATATAACCGGTCCACCCCCAATGGTTCAGGGCTCAATGGGCGCAGTGATCTAATGATATTGCGCCCAATAAGTTGCTACACTTTAAATAAAAAAATGTAGCTGATTACAATTCCAACTATTATCCAATCAATCAAAGTAAACTCCATGATTAAAAAGGCATACAGTCTAAACAATAACGAGGGTCTTTTTTAGACTGATAGTCAGATCTTAAAATGTTAGAGCAACGTTTTGCTCTACACTCTAAAACGCTTTTTTCTCTTTCCTTTGTCGCTTCAGGAAATGGGAAATTTATTTGTTTTTCATTTCTTGCTTTCATACTTGACAACCATAGCAGAATATCCTATTATGTCAAGTATGAAAGGAGGAATAATATTATGGACAATGTACATGTTAAATTCGTAGTTCTAAAGATAGAAGAGCAAACGCTTTCAGATGGTTATAAATCAACTGTTGAAGTTGAAGGTTCTTTTAATAATTTAGAAGATGCGAAAAAATGCAAGGATGCAAAGGACACTTTGTTGGAGATAGGACCAAAAGATTACGACTGGTGCAAAACTCAATACAAAGTACAACAAATTTTTTTCAAGTCCTTTGTCCATGCTGATAAGAAATCTTGGAAAGATTTGGTGTCGGCATAACTTGTAAAAAAACTCAGTGTTGCATAAATGCAACACTGAGTGTTACATAAATATCACGTTCATTCCAGGTCGGAGAGAAGAGCATGTGGGCGGGACCCACCCATATAAAAAAAATAAAAAACTCAAAATGAACAGTGTTGCATAAATATCACGTTCATTCCGGGTCGGAGAGAAGAGCATGTGGGCGGGGCCCACCCTAAAAAAAGAAAAAATAAAAAACCCAAAATGAACAAATTATTTTCTTGCAATTATTATAGGATTTAATAGGATAAACAAATCAAAGCAAATATATAACAAGGAGGTAAATATGGGTTTTGATTTATACGGATTAAATCCGAACAATCCTAAAAAGGCAGTTAAGCCTAAGTTGGATTGGAGCAAAGCAACCGAAGAAGAACAGAAAGAACACTTCAAGAAAGTTGACGAATATCAAAGTCAAGTTGTTGGAGATTATTTTCGTTCTAGTGTGTGGTCGTGGAGACCTTTAGCCAACTATATCATTAAATACACTAATTGTGTTGATGAAGATGATGTAGCAAGATGGAATAATAACGATGGCCACAAAGTTAGCAAAGAAGAAGCAAAAGAAATCGCTAACCAACTAAAGTATCTCATAGAAACAAAGCATACAAAAGAATATGCTGATGATTATGAGAAAGCAAGAAAACTTGCAGAGGGTTATAACAAAAGAGTAGATAAACAGTTAGACGCTTTGCAACGATCTGTTGAGAAAAAAATGGGCAAGGACAATGTAGCACCTAATGACTATCCCAAAGAAGATAAAAAAGAATGGGATAGTCTTTATGAGAAAAAATTATGGGAGGCTAATTATCCGTTTTCCGTGAGCCATGTTGAAGAGTTTGCAGAGTTCGCAGAAAATAGTGGAGGCTTTGAGATTTGCTAATGAAAAACAAAATACAAATGTTTATGCATTGTAAAAAATGTCTCGAGGAACGTGGCGAGAATATCTCGCCACGAGACTATGCGTCGTTCGAGTTCGGTTATACTAAAAAAGGTTTTCAGCTTTGGTGTACACGGCACGAGAAAAACGTTTTAGCAATTGACTTGCTAGGACAGAAAGTTGCATATGACAATTAAAGAAATATATAAAAGAGCAAAAAAGATTAACCCTCTTTACACTAATTCTTTTGAAGATTTTATTTCTGATTTTGGAAATTGCAGAGATTGTTTTTTTAAATCTTGGCAAGAATTCAAAAAGTATGGAGTAAATAAGAAAATAGATAGAGAATGGGAATACTACTATAAAAAATTCTACGGCTAGGATTTTATAGGATATGTCAATAGACTAGGCGACCATTTTGGGTCGCCTTTTCTGAGAGAAGAGCATGTGGGCGGGGCCCACCCATTGCGCGCTTCGCGCGCATAGAGGTACCAAGTCGTTTTGAAAATTTGAACTTTTTATTTTAATCAATCCACCAAAAACAAAAAGGGATCCTAGCCTATACCCCTATATTGCTTGATTTACACATTTATTGCTGTAAAATAGTTTTTGGTTCCATATGAGCATAACGATTGAAAGTCTGAATAAAATTAAAGATGTTGCGAAGCGCGAAGAGCTTAAAGAAAAAATTAAGCTAGGCTATAGAATGCAACAAGCTGAAGAGAGGCGTGGAGACTTCTTAAAGTTTGTAAAACATATGTGGCCTGGATTTATCAACGGATATCATCATGAAGTTATCTCTGAAAAATTTAATCGCCTTGCAAGTGGTGAATGTAAAAGATTGATTATTAATATGCCACCAAGACATACCAAATCTGAATTTGCATCTACTTATTTACCTGCTTGGATGATTGGTAAGTTTCCTCAACTAAAAATAATTCAAGCAACTCACACAGCAGAGTTAGCTGTAAACTTTGGTCGTAAAACAAAACATCTAATTGATTCTCAAGATTATCAACAACTCTTTGCTACAAGACTTCAAGAAGACTCTAAAGCTGCAGGAAGATGGAACACTTCACAAGGTGGTGAATATTTTGCAGTCGGTGTTCAAGGTGCGGTGACAGGTAGAGGTGCAGATCTATTAATCATTGATGATCCACATTCCGAGCAAGATGTAAACTCACCCAATGCTTTTGAAAAAGCATACGAGTGGTACACATCAGGCCCTCGTCAACGTTTGCAACCTGGTGGTCGAATTGTTTTAGTTATGACTCGTTGGTCAACTAAAGATCTAACATCTATGTTAATCAAAGCACAAACAGAAGATAAAGCTGATCAATGGGAACTTGTAGAGTTTCCTGCTGTTATGCCAAACGGAAAACCTTGTTGGCCTGAGTATTGGAAGTTAGAAGATCTAGAAGCTGTTAAAGCTTCCGCAGGAGTAAGTAAATGGAATGCACAGTATATGCAAAATCCAACTTCTGATGAGGGTGCCTTAATTAAAAGAGAATGGTGGAAAGATTGGGAGTTCGAAGACTTACCTCCTCTTGAACATGTAATACAATCTTACGATACAGCTTTTTTAAGAAAACAAACAGCAGACTATTCAGCCATTACAACATGGGGCGTTTTTAGAGAGAACGATGACTCGCCTCAATCTATTATGCTAATTGATTCTATAAAAGGAAGATATGAGTTTCCTGATTTAAAAAAAGTTGCTATGGAACAATATCGTTATTGGAAACCTGAAACTGTTTTAATTGAAGCAAAAGCTGCAGGATTGCCTTTGATATTTGAATTAAGAAGAATGGGAATACCTGTTGCAGATTTTACCCCTAATCGTGGAAATGATAAACATGCTAGAGTCAATGCTGTTGCACCTCTTTTTGAGTCGGGTAGAATATTTGCTCCTAAAAACAGAGAGTTTGCTCAAGAGGTTATTGAAGAATGTGCTGCTTTTCCTTATGGTGATCATGATGATTTAGTAGATTCAACGACTCAAGCTATCATGCGTTTTAGAGATGGAGGCTTGATTAATCACCCCGATGACTATAAAGAAGAGGCTAAACCTAAGAAGCGATACAAATATTATTGGTAATGGTAAAAACTAAATTAACTAGAACAGTTCCACCGAAGTCTGGCCCTGTGCCGCGAGGCTTGAATATTGATTATAATACTGTTAAGACTGTAAAATCGGAGAAAAACAATGGCAATAGACAAAGCGCTACCAAACGTAAAGCAAGAAGTTAAAATACCAGGCGTAGACGAACAGTTAAAAACTGAAGTTGAAATTCAAGAAGAATTACCTAAACAAGGTGATACAGAGATTACACCTACAGAGGATGGAGGTGTTGAAATTAATTTTGAACCAGGTGCATTTAATCAAGAACAAAGTCAAAGTCACTTTGATAATTTAGCTGAGTTACTACCGGAGGAAGTTTTAAATCCACTCGGTTCAGAGTTAGTTCAAAACTATATGGAGTTTAAAACTTCAAGAAAAGATTGGGAAGACAGTTATGCAAAAGGTTTAGATCTATTAGGATTTAAATACGAGAACATGTCTCAACCCTTTCAAGGAGCTTCGGGTGCCACGCACCCTGTACTAGCAGAAGCGGTAACACAGTTTCAAGCATTAGCTTACAAAGAATTATTACCCGCTGATGGTCCAGTAAGAGCAAGAACTATAGGGTTACCCACGCCACAGAAAAACGACCAAGCAAATCGTGTAAAAGAATTTATGAACTATCAACTTATGGATCAAATGAAAGAATATGAACCTGAGTTTGATCAAATGCTTTTCTATCTCCCTCTAGCGGGTTCTGCCTTTAAGAAAGTTTATTACGATGACCTTTTAGGCAGAACCGTTTCTAAATTTGTACCTGCGGATGATTTGATCGTTCCGTATAATGCAACAAGTTTAGAAGATGCAGATTCCGTTATTCACAGAATAAAAATTTCTGAAAATGATTTAAGGAAACAACAAGTGGCAGGTTTTTATAGAGACATAGAATTACCAAAACCTTATTCATCAGAGACAGAAGTAGAAAAAAAAGAAAGAATGTTAGATGGCACAAAGAAAACTTATGCCGAAGATATGTACACGATCCTTGAGTTTCATACCAATCTTGATTTAGAGGGGTTCGAGGACCGAGGACCTAATGGTGATATTACAGGAATAAAACTTCCTTACATTATAACTGTTGAAGAAGGCACAAGAGAAATATTATCAATCAGAAGAAACTACGAGATAGCAGATCCTAAAAAACAAAAGATCCCATACTTTGTACATTTTAAATTTTTACCAGGTTTAGGTTTCTACGGTTTTGGATTAATTCACATGATCGGTGGATTATCTAGAACAGCTACAACTGCATTAAGATCTTTACTTGATGCGGGTACATTATCAAACCTACCAGCAGGATTTAAAATGCGTGGCATCAGAATTAGAGATGATGCACAATCTATACAACCAGGAGAATTTAGAGATGTTGATGCACCAGGTGGTAATATCAAAGATTCATTTATGACGTTACCTTTTAAAGAACCATCAGCAACTTTATTGCAATTAATGGGTGTCGTTGTTTCTGCAGGTCAAAGGTTCGCTTCAATAGCCGACCTGCAAGTAGGAGAGGGAAATCAAAGAGCAGCTGTGGGCACGACCGTAGCTTTGCTAGAAAGGGGAAGCAGAACAATGTCTGCTATTCACAAAAGAATATATAGCTCTCTTAAAAATGAATTTAAACTTATGGCAAGAGTGTTCAAACTTTACCTACCTGATGAATATCCATACGATGTCGTAGGTGGACAACGTATGATTAAAAAATCAGACTTTGATGATAAGGTTGACATCATCCCAGTTGCAGATCCAAATATCTTCTCTCAATCTCAAAGGATATCTATTGCACAAACGGAACTGCAACTGGCCACTTCTAACCCAAGAATTCATAATATGTATCAAGCGTATAGAAATATGTACGAAGCTTTAGGTGTAAAGAACATAGATCTTGTTCTTAAGCCTCAACAAAAACCTATGCCTATGGATCCTGCTGTAGAGCATATTCAAGCTTTAGGAGGTCAACCGTTTCAAGCTTTCAAAGGTCAAGACCATCAAGCACATATTACAGCACACTTAAGTTTTATGGCGACAAACATGGCAAGAAATAACCCTGTTGTTACCGCAGCACTACAAAAAAATATTTTTGAACACATTTCTTTAATGGCTTTAGAACAAGTTGAAATGGAATTTGAAAAAGAAATTCTTGCACTACAACAAATGCAACAAAATCCACAAGCTTTACAAGATCCTATGATGCAACAACAAGTTATGGATTTTAATATGAAGATAGAGTCAAGAAAAGCTGTATTAATTGCAGAGATGATGGAAGAATACATGAAGGAAGAGAAAAAATTACTTGGTGATTTTTCAAATGACCCACTTGCAAGATTAAGAGCAAGAGAATTAGACCTAAGAGCACAAGAGAATATGAGAAAAGAGAAGGAAGGCGAAGAGAGATTAGACCTTGATAAGATGAGAGCGATGATGAATCAACAGAATACAGAAGATAAAATGGATCAGAATAAAGAATTAGCTAACTTAAGAGCCAATACATCGATCCAAAAAACAATTTTGTCAAAAACAATACCAAGTGCTAAAGATATGGCACCAAATTCTTCTGTAATTATCAAAGGAGACGAGTAATAGATGACAAAAGCAGAAAAAAAGGTTAAAAAAGTAATGAAAGAGTTCAAAAAAGGTGAACTCAACATTGGAAAAAGCAAAAAGAAGGTAAAAAGTCGTAAACAAGCGATTGCGATTGCACTTTCTGAAGCTGGTAAAAGTAAAAATAGGAGAAAAAGCTCATGAAGGAAGATAAAACTTTCGTAAACAAAGATGGTTACGCAAAAAGCGTAGACATTACTGTTGCTGATCAGTCTATTGAGATAGATCCTAGATCTAGAACAACAGCTGACAAGGCTTTTAACTACATTGGTACAGGAAAACCTGAAATGGATGTTAAAGGACAAGGTGCAGTGTTAAACGAGAAGAAAAGAAAATCAAAGGCATTCTAATGGCTTGGTTTAGTTTGGCAAAAATAGCCATGCAAGCTGGTGCAAGAATATATTCTAACCGACAAAAAACAAAAATGGCAATGTCGGATGCACAACTTATGCATGCTGAGAAAATGGCTCGCGGTGAGGAGGCTTACCAGGGCAAATTATTAGAAGCTCGTCAAAACGACTACAAAGATGAATTCGTTTTGATAATTATTTCGGCGCCTATCATTGTGTTAATGTGGGCAGTGATGAGTGACGATCCGGAAGCAATGGAAAAAGTAAAATTGTTTTTTGAATACTTTCAATCGCTTCCAAGCTGGTTTACGAATTTATGGATCCTTGTCGTAGCTAGTATTTTTGGTATAAAGGGGACACAAATATTTAGAAACGGAGGAAAAAAATAATGGCAAATAGATTGTACAACAAGCAAGTTTCACCAAAAGGCTACATGGGTGGCGGTCGTGTGAAAAAAGCAGGTGGCGGATCTCTAAAAATGGTTATGAAAGGTGGCAAAAAAGTTCCTTTCTATGCAGCTGATGGTAAAGGTGCAAAAGATCTTGGAAGAGCGGAAGCTAAAAAAGGCGGAAAAATTCCACCACAATTAAAAAAATACGTCATGGCTAAAAAGAAAAAAGCTAAGAAAAAATAATGTGGAACTGGATTAAGAGTTTATTTAAAAAAAGAAAACATCAGGTCGAGGTCCTTGTGCCAAAACCTGTTGTTCTAACTAAATGCTTTAGACATATTAGGTTCATTAAAGGATGCCTTGATTGTCAACAAGCAGTAAAAGGAGGACTATAATGGCTAAACTATGTCCAAGAGGTAAAGCAGCAGCGAAGCGTAAATTCAAAGTCTACCCTTCCGCGTACGCAAACATGTATGCCTCTGCAGTTTGCTCTGGTAAGGTTACACCAGGTGGCAAAAAGAAAAATAGGAAGAAGGCAGCTAATGGTGGTTTAATTGATATGACCACTATGGTTGAAATGTAATGGCTAAAAAAGGACTACGTGCATGGGTAAAGGAAAATTGGGTCGATATTGCGAACAAGCGAAAAGATGGCTCATACCCGAAATGTGGTCGGAGTGGTGGAGAAAAAAGAAAAAATTATCCAAAATGCGTGCCCATTGCAAAAGCAAGAGCGATGTCCAAAGGGCAGCGTGCGGGTGCCGTAAGAAGAAAACAAGCCAAAGCTAATACAGGACCAACACCATCAAGAGCAGCAACCTTTGCCCCAAAAAGAAAAAAAGCAGCAACAGGTGGATACATAGGACCAAATATTCAAGGTGAATATGGTGGTGTTAATTTATCTAATCCAAGTTATAAAAAATATTATAAGGGAATGATTTAATGAGAGCATATTTAGCAAAAGGCGGTATGCCAGCAAGAAATAAAAAGAACTTTAGACCTACAAAGTCTGGAGCAGGCATGACTCGAGCCGGTGTCAAAGCCTACAGAAGATTAAATCCCGGTTCAAAACTAAAAACAGCCGTGACTGGTAAAGTGAAGCCAGGATCAAAAGCTGCTAAACGCAGAAAATCATACTGCGCAAGATCACTAGGTCAGCTCAAAAGAGCCTCAGCAAAAACAAGAAACGATCCGAACTCACGTATCCGTCAGGCAAGAAGGAGATGGAAATGTTAAAAAATGGCAAAAAGAAAAAGATCAAAAAAGTAATTAAAGGTTTAAATAAAGCCTCCAAATTACACGCTGGTCAAGCTAAGACATTACGAGGAGTTATCGGTGCGAAGAAAAAGAGATCCTAAAGTAGGTACAGGTAAAAAACCAAAAGGATCTGGTAGGAGACTGTACACTGATGAAAATCCTAAAGATACTGTTGGTATTAAGTTCGCAACCCCTGCGGATGCTAGAGCGACTGTGGCTAAAGTTAAACGAGTCAACAAACCATTTGCAAGAAAAATACAAATTCTCACAGTTGGGGAGCAAAGAGCGAAAGTTATGGGTAAGGCTCAGGTGGCTAGCATATTTAAAAAAGGAAAAGAAGCAATTAGGAAAGGAAGGAAAACGTGAGCAGAGTAGGAATGGTAAGCGCACTTCGCGCTAGGTACGAAGCAGACATAGCTGAAGCAGACGCTGTTATTAATATATATCTTAATAATCCAGTCGGCATTGGCGAACATCCACAACATTTAGATGAAGTAGATAAACTTCTAACTAAAATAGCGGATGCAAAAGATAAATTAGAATCATTGGAGGACTTTAAATAATGGATCCATTGGTAATAATAGGTAGATTGCAAAAAAGAATAAAGCAAGACATAGAATTAATCTCAGCTACAATGATAGAAGGGGTTGACAATTACGAAAACTATAAATATCTAGTAGGACAGGCACGTGCATATAGCACGATGCTTCAGGAAATCTCTAACCTGCTAAATGAAAAGGAGCAAAAAGACAATGAAGGAACAGTCATCGATCTCACAAAAAGAGATCCCAAAAACTAGAAACGCACTAGAAGAGAAATACAAAGCGGAAAATGAGTCAGCAAAAAGGCTAGACCCAGATAATATAAAAGATCAAGTAGATCAATTACCTGAACCTGTAGGTTATAGAATGTTAGTTTTACCTTTCACACCGAAAGAGAAAACTAAAGGAGGAATTATTTTTTCCCAAGAATCTTTAGACAAAGCAAGAATAGCTACAAACTGTGGTTATGTTTTGAAAATGGGTGATCTTTGTTATGCAGACAAAGATAAGTTTAAAGAACCTTGGTGTAAATTAGGAGATTGGGTGATCTTTGCAAGATATGCAGGATCACGATTACCAATAGAAGGTGGAGAAGTGCGAATACTAAACGATGATGAAGTGCTGGGGACAATAAAAAATCCTGAATCAGTTCTTCATTACATTTAACATAGGAAGGAACTATGCAAGAAGACGAAAAAAAAACAATTGATGTAGGTGAGGCTGATGAAGTCGCAACTGAAATCGATTTAGACAAACCAGCGGAGCAAGCAAAACCCGTTGAAGAAGAGAAAGTTGAGGTTGAACAGGTAGAAGAAAAACCTGTAGAAACTAAAACTGAAGAAACAAAAGATGAGAAAGCAGATGAGTTAAAAACTTATAGTGAAGGCGTTCAAAAACGTATTGCTAAATTAACTCGAAAAATGCGTGAAGCAGAAAGACAAAAAGAAGAAGCTTTACAATATGCTCAAAGTGTAAAATCTGAAAGAGACAGTCTACAAAGTAGATTCGTAAAAGCGGATAAATCTTACGTGTCTGAATTTGAAACAAGAGTCAAATCAAACATGGAGGCTGCAAGATCAGCTCTTAGAACAGCTATCGAAGCAGGAGATGTAGATGCTCAAGTTAAAGCACAAGAGCAAATGGCAACTCTAAATGCAGATGCAGTTAGATTAGCTTCTTTAAAATCACAGCAAGAAACAGAACCAAAAGAAGAAAAACAAGTTAACGTAA